GGAGTTTTCGCTACTCTTTTGATATCTGCATCAGTAAGTGTGTTCCAGTCTAACCCGGTAGCAACACCACCTTTCAAAAATGCACGCTTTTCCCATTCACTCATACCATTAACTAAAGATTGTAGCCTTTTAGAGCCAAATCTCTCTGATAAGAGCATTCTTATTTCTTCTGATATAAGTTTTCTCAATTGTAGTTCTTTCATTATTACCCTCCTATCTTTGCGTATTGGTGCATATCTGCTAAAGCCTTAAGTGCTTTCTTTTTAGCCTTTTCAAATTCTTTTCCGTATCTATTACCCATACCACCTTTTTTAGCAAGGTTTGCTGCTTGATATATTTTTTCAATGTTTTCAGCTTCAGGATTCTTTCTCATTTTAGGTGCAGCTTCAGCAATTTTAGTTAGTTTAGTTTCATTTTTAATCGCTTTAGATATTGCAGCTCTCTTCTTTGCAAGATATTCATCTGATTCATCTTCGTCACCATCATTATCTATATCACCATCTTCTTTACCTACAGCATCCATAGCTTCTGAAATATCATAGTACTTACCTAATTTATGTCCAATATCTTCGAATACTGATTCAAGCCTTTGTTGTAGAGTAGATAGCTCTTTTGCAGCTTTTTCAAATAATTGAGTAGATTTAGCAACTTCTTTCATATCACGTTTTACAGTAACACCATCGAACCAATCATCAGTTTCTTGTAATGCTAATTGTGATGCACCTTTAGTCATATTTCTTATAGCTTCAACCATCTCTGCTATTTCATTTGTTTTATAAATTTTAGCACCAAAGTCATTAAACCTTGATACCGAATCCATAATTTCACGTTTTTGTTCACGTGTAAGAGATCTATTGAATGCATCTCTATTGCTTTCGTTTAATATGTTTTTTAATTTCATTTATCTACTCCTAACTTGGTAAAGAACATTTACATGTTAAATCACATAACATTTCATTTATAATGTTATTAACTTTATAGTATTTATTTAATTTTACTTTTTTACTCGATACTGATTCATTCATAGGTGCCATAAATGCTCCATGTGTTGATGGGTTAGATACAAAATCCCAGCATACTAACTCAAAATCACTTTGTACTGCTACAGTATCTTCATTTACTTGTTTTACTGAACCTAATCCTCTTGAACTAATACCAAGCTTTATTCCAGACTTTAATAATTCTTTCAAAATATTACCTGATGGTGTTGATAATACTTCTACTTTTCCTACAACATCATCACCTTTCCACCATACATCCATTATATTATGTGATGCATTAGCTAAATTAACTACTGATGATTCTGGGTGATCTAATTCTCCTAAAGCTCTTCTTTCTGCTATTTGTACCTTTTTATATTCAGTTACTTCACGCATTAAAATTTCTCGTGGGTATACCCTGCCGTTTTGATTTTTTGCACCTGCTCTTTGTAAAACACCAGTAACAATAACTCTACCATTATTTCGTTGTTCTGATTCGGATATCATTTGAGGTGATATTTCGAAAGGTGTATAGTCTATTAATAAAGATTTAGCCATTATATTCTCTCCCACGTGGCACGTTTTCTGTATAAATCAAAAAATATGCGAGCAAGTTCTCTACGAATAAGATCTCTAACTGCTTTTTCATCCATTTGTTCTTTTAATAGTTTCTTTTTCATTAAAACTTTCTCAATTTTTCACCGATACGCATCATACGCTCTGATATTTTGTATAGATTTTTTCTTGTAGATTTCCAATATTGCTTATTATCAATACCTTCTTCAGTTTTAAGTTTTATATTTTGATTTATTACTCGTTCAATTTTATATAATCTACTAGCTACTTCTCTAATAGATTTATTTACCTTTTGCTTTGACGTAAGAGATTCATCTCTTTTATATTCTTTATATGAAGCTTCATTCAAAAAAGTTGATTTAGCTATTTTTTTGAATTTAGATTCTGCAACTTTTTTATACCCACCCTGCTCTGCTCTTTCTTTCTCATCTTCTTCATCATCACTAAACGCATATTTAGAATCATACTCTTCTGAACCGGTAGTCCCAATAGTTGACATTTCATCTAGCTCTTTAAGCTTTTTTTCTAAAAATTTATTTAGTGACATTTTTTAACTCCTTAATTAAATCATAAGAACGCATCAATGATACTAAATGCTTTTCTCTAATCTTATTATCGTCTACTACGTTTTTTAATTGATTAGTTACTTCATTTAATTTTATACTTACAACATTATTAGAAACTTTTTTATTTAATAAATTTATAGATTTATTTACTTTAGTAATCTCTGATACCATATATTTTTTTAGTGTCGAAGAATTAGATATATTATTAATATACTCTTTTAATAGATTTCTCTGATTAATAGATAATTTACCATACTTATCATTAAATTTTTCTAATAATATCTTGTAAGATAATAATCTTAAATCTTTATCTTGCTTTTTGAATTCTTTAATCATCCCTTTTTTAGCATCTTTAGTGTTATTATTCATTACATGTTCAGCAATATAATACCTACAAGTAGTAATAGTGTTAGGGTTTAATACTTTTTTAGAGTATTTCGATTCAAAAAGTGTGTGAATTGAAGCGTTTAATTTATAATTAGATATACGTGATTTGAAAAAATCATTTATCAGCTCTATTTTCGCTTTTGTATTTTTGATTTTGTAATATTTTATATAAATTATATTCTTTTATTAACAGAGAATTTTTGTGAAAAAACTCTTTCATTATATTTATAGCAGGAGATTTATTAACATTAGATAACGTATCAGCTGTTATCTGACGTGTGAGTAATTCGAATAGAACTCCTACGTTTTTTAATTTATTGTGTGATTTTTTCGCCATACTATTTTTCCTGTGTATTATTATACTCTTATAAATATCAACCAGTCTGCAAAGACTCATCGTCTATGAGATTATTTTCACTCAATAGGGATGATTTTTTATTATTTTTCATATTTTTTAACAATGAATCAAAGCTTTCTCGCGTTGTATGTTTAATACTTCTATCTCTATTTCTATAATCACGTGAAAGAGTTTTATTACCTAAAGGATCTGCTCCTCTAACATGATCTTGTGTACCATATTTAGTACCTTCAGGTGGTCTACCTACCGGTTCACCTGATGATTCATATGGATCATCTTCATCGGGTTGAGGTCCTTCAGGTTTGTTAGCAGGATCTTGACCTTCTGTAGATATTTGTTCGTATCTAAATGCTTGTTTTTGATCTTCAACTACCTTATCTCTTTCGTTTTCAATTTCTTTATTACTCATATTAAATATATTTTCATAAATCCATTCTTCTGAGATCATCTTACCTTCTTTCATATCTCTAGCTAAATCAACCTTTTCTTTCCATAAATTGACTTTTTCTTGTTGATAAATTGTAGAAGAATTAGTTAAGTCTAATGAGAAGTTAACTAATTTTTCATCCGTAAATCCTTGTGAGTAAAGGTGTACAATACCTATTTTAGTTAATTCAGATAAAACAATTCTTTGTATTCTTTCTATTGTTCTTGCAAATCTTACATCTTCTGCTGCTAGTGTTGCTTTTCCTTCTGTTGTTTCATCATATCCTAAAAATGCTTTAGGTATTTTTAATCCAGCAAATAATTTATTTTTTAGATAATCTACATCATCAATACCATTAAACTCCATCCCACTTAAAGAATCTATTTCAGTACCCGATTGTCCACCTCTAACAGGTAAGTAAAAATCTTCTAGCATATTTTGCATGTTAAATTTTAAGTTATACTGACCATTATTAGGGTCAATATATGGTACTTTTTTCATTTTATTAATAACTTGTTGCATATAATTATCAACCTCAGCAGGTGGTATATTTCCTATATCAATCTTAAATACTCTTTTTTCTGGAGCTCTCATTATTCTATGAATAAGCATTGCATCTTCCATAAGAGTTAATTGTTTCCATATTTTTCTAGCACCCTCCATCATCGATTTACCATAAGGTAAAAAATTTGTATCTGATAATAATCTAAAGTGCGCTATTTCATAATTTTCAAATTCAGTTTTTGAAACACCACCAATAGCTGATGATTGTCCACCCATTGAAATATCATGAGTAAATTTTACATATTCTGAATTAGAAGGATCTGTTCCTTCTTCTCTTATCATTTCATAAGTTGATAATGGCATTACATTTGTTACACCTAACTTTTCAGTAATATCCATTTTTAGGTAAAAGTCGCCATATTTACACATATTTCTTATCCATGGCCAAATATTAAACTCTATATTTAATACGTCATAGTATAAATTGTGTAGTATTTTTTGTATATCATCATCTTCTGTATTAATAGATAATACATTACCGAATTCATTTCTCATAGTACATTCATCTGCATATATATCTAGTGCTGAAGATATAATAGGATCTTCATCCATTGATTCATAATCAGTAAATAATGATAATCTTTGTTGTTGAAAGTTTTGATATTGATTGTATGTCATATCATTTGTTGATGCGTGTAATTTAGTATATCTATCAATTAGCTTGTTTGTTGCTAATCCACTATTAGATTGTACCTTATTAACATCAATAACCTTAATTTTATTTCCACCAACTTTTCTTACTATTGCATTAGTAGAAAATAGTGTTTGTAATCTTCCGAAAAATGTTTTATCTGCCATTTTAATTTTCCTCTATAATAACCATGTTAAATCTTCCTGTTGACCCTTAACATCCATATTCCATGTATTGTTAGCATCACCAGTTTGAGTATAAACACCACTATGGTGTTCGCTTTTACCCATTAAACCTATTGCTCTTTTATTTAATTCTAGTCCTTCGTTCCTTAATTTTAGCGCTGTATCTCTTATATACATTGCTATAGAGAAAGCCATGACTAAATCATCATTATAACCACTTTGTGCTTCAGGCCTAGCACCTTTCCATACAAAGACAAATAGTTCATCAACTAGCCTAGTTGAACGAACAGTGCACGCTTTTTCTCTAAAATAAATATCTAGTTTAGAAACCAAAAGCGGTCTAGTACGTGCTGATGTTGTAAATCCTGGCACCATTTGAGATTTGTCTTTAATATCATACCCTTTACGTAATTGTACATCAGGATCGACTACACCATCATGCTTATATGTATAGTATAAATTTTTATATCCTCTATCAACTGCAGGTTGTATAGCTGCCCACCCTATATTAGCATTTTCTATAACTAATAAAGCTTCATTGTATTCAGTAGCTATATTAACTAACATATTACCAAATTCTTTTACACCAATTTGACCTTTATATTCAGCAACTTGTGTTACAGTTTCAATATCAATTACATGAAATGTTGAATAGTCTGCACCATCACCTCTAGCTACATCCGCTACAACAATATAATTTTTTGTGTAATTTGGCTGAGACCACAACCAATAATTACCATCAAACCCACGCTTTTC